AAATGGGTTTCTTTTTCTTGTCCTGAAGAAGAGTTAGATTGGCAGGAAACTTTTTTGATAGCGGAGTTGAAAACTCAAAAACCGAATGGATATAACCTAGATAGTGGGGGGCATAAACATAAAAAAGCATCAGAAGAAACGAGAAGAAAAAATAGTATCAACCATCTTGGAGAAAAAAATTCTCAATATGGTTTAATTGGTGAATTAAGTCCTAATTTTGGACGAAAACATAAAGAAGAATCAATAATACTAATGAAAAAAAAGAAAACAGAATATTATGAAAATCCAAAAAATAAACTTTTTGGCGAAAATAACTCTAATTTTGGAAATAGAGGAGAAAACAATCCAATATTCGGCATACCAAAATCTATAGCACATAAAATAAAATTATCAGAAACCCATAAAGGTAAAAATAATGGAATGTATGGTAAAACTTTTTATGGTATTTGGATTGAGAAATATGGCCAAGAAGTTGCGGATGAAAAATGGAAAAATTGGATGAAAACTAGAAAGAGGAATAACTAATGTTACAATTTGGATCAAATATTTTTTATTATAATCGTAATATAAAGTCAATGATTATAGGGTTTTTAAATTTATTTCCCCAAATGAAAGTAGCAACCTATAACTCGCAAACAGGGCAACAAGAAAATTTAACAACTGTGCCTATACTGTTTGGTAGTATAGAAAGGTCAACTTATATTAATTCCAAAGGTGAAACTGTTCAGCGGATGGTGCAATTGCCTTTGCTTCATTTTGAAATGACCTCGATGGATCTTGATAGATCTCGCGCATTTGCGATGAAAACTTTACACGTTCAAGGTGGCAGATCAGGAGTAGAGTATGATAATTTGATGCCGTATCCATATAATTTTACAATCACGATGAATATTTATGCGAAATATCAGGAAGAGCTGATGCAACTGATAGAGCAAATCGTGCCATTGTTTAATTATCACCGCACTTATTACACCAAGCACCCTATTTTTCCTGAAGAGATCACGCTATCTCATTGGGCTAGTATCACAACGCCGCCATCATTCGCCTTCAATTCTGAATATTCCGCGGAACAGCGGCGAGATATACTTTCTGTGCCAATTGCGTTTACGATTGAAAGCTGGATGGTGCGCGAAGCATATGAATCTGTCGGCATTGTTAAGGAAATCATTTCCAATTTCAACGATTATGTAACACAAAAAGGTTTAGAAAGGATTCGACTTCTTGGCGATCCTTGTATCAGGGATTTTTATTTTACCGCTGATTCATTATATATTGCGCCAACTTTAGGAAGCTTAATCAGCGGTACTTATTATTCTGGTATCATTGTTGCCATTCCAGAAGCTGGTCATTTTATTGTTAAATTTAATACTGAACAACAAGTATTTTTAAAAAATGAATCAGTAAGAGTTGGTTTAAATCCTATCGGAACTACTATTAGTTGCGAACCTTACGAGCCTTTTAAAGAATCCGATTATGGTTGGTCAGGATACAGTAATTTGGTTTGGAGAAGCGGATATGATGGGCCTTCTGGATGGACAGGATATTCCGAAGTATGGGATTCTTATTCAGGTTATTCCGAGATAATAACCCCCATTGTATAAAATGAAAAAGATAAATAAAAAAATGATAAATAGAATTGAGATAAACAATAAATACTTGCGGAGGTAAGTTAAATGGACGCAGAAGCAAAAGTTACTATAGTGAATAAGAGTTCGAGTGTTGCTACCGTAACATATACAAATTGGACTGATTCAACTTCTAAATCAGTTATCATTCCAGCTGGTAGTAAATTCATCACTTATAATTGGTGGGAACTTGACGATTCGGGAATTGAAAAAGTAGCGGCAGATGAAAATATTTTAAACCTGCCTGTTTACGATGCTCATAACATCAGCGATGTTTATACAGGAACCTTAACCAAAGTCCTGCTTACCGACTTTGCTTACGACAAAGATAAAATGTCAGTTACATTAACAGCTGGCGTATATAGTGCATAAGGAGAATCACAATGGCAGAATATATCAAGCCTAATGTTTACATTAATGAATTCGACAAGTCCTCATACATAACCGAAGGGGCAACCACAATTACAGGTATCGTAGGGACATCGAATAAAGGGCCGGCGAACGAAATCGTTTTAACCACTTCCTACTCTAATTATACCGATATGTTCGGTCAAGACAGCGGATATCTTGACTTCTTCGCAAGGTTCTTCTTCAAATACGGCGGCAACAAGTTGCTCGTAGTTCGTGCAACCGACCAATACAATTTCTCAGGTATTACGATTGGCCTTGAATCAAGTTACGAAATCAAGGGAGAATTAACCGCCAACGAATCAGATTTTCCTATCACAGCCGTTAGGGACGATGCAGGCGACCCCATTGGGCCAATAATTGATGACCATGCTAACATTTGGCCGAAATCAGGTCTCGCCCGTCTGTCTTATAATGGCGAGGATGAGTACGTTATCTATCGCCAAATCATAGGCACTGACGCTTTAGATACTGTCGTGCTTCACGATTGTATCAGAGGCGTAAATGCTACAGATGAAACCGTTATCAGCACTTGGGGTATCAGCGTAACTGCAAATCCTTCAACTGACTTCTTTGAAACGGTAAATCCTCACGGTTTAAGAAACGGTCAAAATGTCAGATTCACCGACACAGAATGCGGAGTTACATTAGGAGTAGATTATTGGGTTATCAATAAAACATCCAAGACTTTTCAAGTTACAGCAGTCAATGGTGTAAACACTCCTGTTCCTTTAACTGGGACATCTTTGGAAAATACTGTAAATAAAATTCCTATCCCGACTAAATATATCAACCCTGTCTGCCCGGTTGTCAGCGGCGAAGTTACTTCAGGCCAGGGAACGACAACAGTCGCTTTCGAAGAAATGGCATACGGTCAGTTTGTTGTTGGCCAGCAAGTTATGTTCAACGACCCGACAGACCCTTCAGAAACTTATAGCCTGTACACGATTACTTCTATCGATACGCCATTCAATGAAAAATTAAGAACACAGACAGTAACATTTTCTGCGACAGTTCCAGCAGCTGTTGATGGTACGTGGGCTTGTTTGGTGAAAGACCCATTCTACGGAGAACTTGGAAATTACACCCTGCCTATGTATATGAACTACGATGCTTGGAGTTTACCGAAATACGATTCAACAGGTACATATGTTGACAAGGGCGCAGGTATCTCAGACCCGACAGAAACACCGATTTTCATGCAAATCTACGCTCGGTCATGCGGCAAATGGGCAAACAATGATATCAAGGTTAGTGTGTATACATACGCTTCATGGAATTCTGCAACAGAGACTCCATACTTCAAAAATAAAATCGAATTTGTACCAAGTACAACAGATGAATTCTTAATCGTTGTTGAAAGTGTAACAACTGGCGCGATTGAGGAATCTTGGTTGTGTTCGTTAATCCCATCAAAAGTTGACTATTGGGGAAAGACGATGTTTGTGAGCGACCTTGTTAACGATAATTCAGAATGGATTAGGGTTTTCATCAATCCAGATTATGTCGCAGAAATAGACGGAACATATAATTCTTTGAAAGAGGATTTATCAATCGATTCAATCACATACCTTCCTCATACGATGGAAAGGTACTACCTTGGCGGTGGTACTGATGGTTCCGCAAGTGTAGCAGTTTTGGGAGCAGGTGGAATTGCACAGGTACGTGAATATAAAATTATGGATGCTTACAACCTGTTCGCGAACAAGAATGAGGTCGATATCGACATCATTTCGGCTGGAGGCAACCAATCTCTAGCAGTACAAGCAAACATCAAGTCTATTGCAGAAACAAGAATGGACTGTGTGGGTATCTTGAATATTCCTACAAACATGACCGTAGCGGACGCAGTTCGTTACAAGAACCTGCTTGGCTCTTCGACCTATTCAGCCATCTATTGTAACGGTTCAAAAGTGCTTGATTCATTCACAGGAGCAATTCAACTTCTACCGCCTGCAATTCAGGTAACTCCTTTGATTGTTAAGACAGACTTGATTCGTGAACCTTGGTACGCAGTCGCAGGTTACAATCGCGGCATGTTGAACGAAGTTATTGAACTGGAACAGGATATCACAGACGGAGACTTTGAGACCCTCTATGCGGCTGGCATCAACCCGATTATCAATGACGGGGCGGGGCCAGTTATATACGGTATCAAAACAATGTACGTGGGTTCGTCAGCATTTAATAAACTTCCTATCCGTAGACTGATGTTGAAGATGGAGAAGGACATCAAGAACAGCATGAAGGCTTTCTTGTTCGAGCCGAATACTTTCGACACGAGATTGAGAATTGTCAGAACCTGTGAGCCTTATTTGGAATCCATCAAGGCAAGAGATGGTATTGAGGACTTCCGTGTAATTTGCGATGATAC